ATCTGGAATTAGTAACAACTTAACAAGCTGGATACTTTCAAATACAACAACCGTATTAACTTTACAATATGATTTACCGGTACAGGCAGCAGATACATTTGAAATTTACCGAAGTGATTACCAAAGACTAGATTTATTTAAAGATGAAAAAATAAGTATTACTTCCCAAATTGGGAACGCAAATGACATAGGTAAGTTATACACAGATTATACACAGACATTCTCAATACCAGCATCAAATAATAACAATCAAATATTATCGCATTGGTATGAAAGTTCAATAGACAATGGATTTGACCACAGAATGAGATACGATGCTTATATCGAGATTAACACGCATAGATTTAGAAACGGAACTATTCAATTAGAGAAGGCAGACAAAAAAGATGGATTTATTGAAAGCTATTCAGTTACTTTTTATGGCAAACTAACTCAACTAAAAGATATAATTAAAGACGAAAAATTACAAATTTTAGATTTTTCAAGTTTTAATCACGAGTATAATAGTACAAATGTAAAAACAAGAATAACAACAGATATTGCTGGAGTCAAATATCCATTAATAGGTTATCGAAAAAAATTTTATTACCAAGACCCATTAAGACCAACAGAAGACATTACTACTTTAGCTGGTGCTATACTATGGAATGAGTTATTTCCAGCAATAAAAGTTTCAGATATATTTGCAAGAATACAAGCAAAATATGAAATAACATTTACCGGAAGTTTTTTTAATTTAGACCAATGGACAAAACTATATTTATATTTAAAACCAGCAGAAACAATAACTTTTAAAAGTGAACCTATATTATTAAATTTTACTGCTTATGGAGGATTTGGCACTCCTTGGCCAGAAATGAATTTGGCAACTGATACGCTTACAATTTTCGATTGGAGTTATAATAATAGCAATCCAGCAATATATACTGTATTAAGTAGATATCAAAGAGTTTTTGTAGATTTTAACCCATCAAGTCAAGTGATTCCTTATACAGTTTATGCTTATAAAAATGGAGTTCTTTTTACAGCTTTTGAATTAATAGGAGATACTGATTATATTTATATTGACACACTTTATGCAACAATTTCACAAGTGGGTGCAGTAGCTTCTTACACATTTAAAATAAGTTCGAGTAGTTCAATGAGTGTTTATTGTGTCATCCGTTTAGATAAATCCCAAACTCAAAAAAATATATCAACTAGTGAAACTAACGTTTCAACTATTAGTAGAACTGCGAATGGAACTACAAATACTAATACATATATTCCAATAGGTAATTATATGCCGGATATTAAAATTGTGGATTTTATTACTGGTATAATAAAGGCATTTAACTTAATGATTATTCCAAGACCGAACAATATTTATGAGTTTATACCTCTTGAAATGTATTACAACGCTGGTAAAACATTAGATATAACAGAGTACACTTATGAAAACGAAATGAGCATAAATAAGCCAACGTTATTCAAAAGTATAAACTTTAAATACGAGGAAAGTAAGAATATATTAAACAATGCCTACAAAGGTTTATATCAACAAAATTATGGAGATTTAATTTACAATTCAGATAAGATTACAGAGTCATCAACTTATGATATTAAACTACCTTTTGAGAATGTTTTATTTGAAGTTCCAAAGCAAGGCAAATTATTTCAGACTGCGACATTAGTAGATAAAGACAACAATCCATATACGCCAAAACCGATGCTTATTTATTGTAATTCGTTAGTAACTCCGTTAACTGGTGCTGATAGAATTTATATGACTAATTCAAGTGGAGCAGCAACACAAATAAGTAACTATAATCGTTTCTCAAATGAGTATGATAGTATGCCGACAGATGCAACTCACTCACAATTAATGACTATGAATTTTGGTAATGAGCAATCTAGTTGGCTAAATTTACTTGCACCACAAGGACTATATTATAGACACTATAAAAATTTTATAGATAATCTTTATGATATAAAAACTAGATTAATAAAAGTAAAAGCATTACTACCGGCAAGTCTACTAGGAAGTACAGTAACAAATGGAGGTGGCATTCCTTTAGGAATTGCTTTAAATGATAGGTTAGTTATTAGAAATAAAAGATATATAATAAACTCTTTTACTACGGATTTAACAACCGGAGAAACTAACTTGGAACTATTGACAGATTACAGAGGATTAAATGCTGCAAGTACAGTAGGATATAGAATAGCAAGTATGGATAATATCCAAACAAACAACCAAGCATTGACATTTGAGCAAGTAATATATTTAAATGATTACGATACTTTTGATGTAAAATCACCCGCTGGATTTTTAACTTATACTACCTCAAATAACAATAAAACGGATATAACATTAAGTGTTACAGTACCAGCAAATGCAACTGGATTAGACAGAAGCGATGCAATAATTTTAGATTATAGAATAGGAGGAGTGACACAAAAATTAGAATATATAATGGTAACACAGACTGCAATATGATAGAGCAAATATTAAACTTACTAAAAGCATCTAGTCACTACGGACAAAGTGAACTAATAGAAATAGCAAAAGGAAAAAACAAACATCCTGAAACTTGGATGGAAGCATTTAAACAACATAAAAGACTATTGAAATGGCACAAGAAATAGATATTAATTTAAACGTAAATGCTCAACAAGCAGACAAGTCTTTAGGTAGTTTAAAAAGCCAATTAAGAGAAGCACAAGCAGATGTACAAACTTTAGCTGACAAGTTTGGTGCAACTTCAAGAGAAGCAGTTGAAGCAGCTAAAAGAGCAGCAGAACTAAAAGACCGTATAGGCGATGCAAAAAACTTAACCGATGCATTTAATCCAGATGCAAAGTTTAAAGCATTAAGTTCATCACTTACTGGTGTGGCGAGTGGCTTTGCTGCTTACCAAGGTGCTTTAGGTTTAGCTGGAGTTGAGAGTAAAAAATTACAAGAGCAACTTTTACAAGTTCAGAGTGCTATGGCTTTGGCACAAGGTCTGCAAGGATTAGGAGAGGCAAGAGATAGCTTTCAACAATTAGGTGCAGTTGCTAAAAGTGTTTTTGCTGGAATTAAAAATGCAATAGGTGCTACTGGAATAGGTTTATTAGTAATTGCTGCTGGTGCTTTATATGCTTATTGGGATGATATTAAAGAGGCGGTTAATGGAGTTTCAAGTGAGCAAAAAAAGTTAAACCAATTAGCAGAACAAAATGTACAGACAGCAAATGAAAATTTAAAGGCTGCAAAGTCGATGGACAATACCTTAAAATTACAAGGCAAAAGTGAGCAGCAAATTTTAGATATTAAAATAAAAGCAACTCAAGCGACTATTGATGCAAATATTAGCAGAGTAAAAGGATTACAATTAACTAATAAACTAGAAGCAGAGGCTGCTCAAAGAAATTACGAAAGGTTAAAATCATTTTTAGATTTTGTAAGTATTCCGCAAAGAATATTATTTGAAACTGCTGCAACTGCAATTAATAAAATAATTGATTTAGCTAATAAAATACCAGGGGTTGAAATCAAAGGTAAGATAGATGAGAATTTTGCTGCAAAAGCAACTGATTATATTACTAAATTAGCTTTTGACCCAGAAAAAACAAAAGCAGAAGGGGCAGCAACTTTAAAAGCTACTCAAGATTCTATTCGTGAATTAACAAATGAAAGAGACGGTTATAGAGTTAGTAAAAATAAGCAGGATGCTGAGGATGCAGAAAAAGGCAAACAACATAAAAAAGACGAAGTTTTATCAGAGCACGAAAAATTAGAAAACTTAAAAAAACTAACAGACGAATATAATAAAAAATTAAGAGAAGAAGAAGTAATACCAGATGCAATAGACACAACTGGACTTGAAAATAAAGCAGCTAACGATGTTAAATTTAAAGAGGAAGAGTTAGAAAGACAAAGAGCACAAGAATTAGCACTTGCTCAAATATACTACGATAGTGTATCAGAAAGAGAAAAAAGAGAGGAAGAGGAAAGACAACGAAAAATACAATCATTCCAAGCTACAACAGAAGCAGTAGGAAGTATAGCAAAGAGTGGAGAGGAATTATTATCTTCAATACAAGCGACTGGATTAGCAAAAGGCAAAGCTGGTCAAGCAGCTATGAAAGCACTAGCTTTAGTTCAAATAGGTGTAGATAGTGCAGTCGCATTTTCAAAAATGATGCAAGGAACAGAACAAAGTGCAGCTGGTGCAGCAACTGGAGCACCCGGACCAGCAGCACCAGCAGTATATTTAGCAACTAAAATAGCATTTTATGCTACTGGTACGGCTACAATTTTGGCTAATATTGCAAGAGCAAAAGCATTACTTTCAGGCGGTGGAGGTGGTGGTGGAGGAGCAGCCGGTGGAGGTGGAGGAGCAGTACCACCAGCACCAAGTTTTAACGTAGTAGGGCCAAGTGGAGCAAATCAAATAGCAGAAAGTATAGGATTAAATAAAGAAACACAACCTTTAAAAGCATTCGTAGTAGGTGGAGATGTAACTAGTCAACAATCATTAAATAGAGGGATAGTTCAAAATGCAACTTTAGGATAAATAAACGTTATATAAAAAAAGAAATTAATATGAGACTAATAGAATTAATTATTGACGAGGATATGGAGTTATCTGGAATTGATGCAATTTCGATTGTTGAAAGTCCAGCTATAGAAGAGGATTTTATAGCTTTAAAAACAGAGCAAAAAGAATACAAGTTTGCAGAAGTAGACAAAGAGAAAAAAATCATTATGGGTGCTATGCTAGTCCCAGATAAACCTATTTACAGAAACGACGATAAGGAGGGAGAATACTACATTTATTTTAGTAAAGATACTATTAGACGATGTATGGAAATGTTCTTTCAAAATGGTAACCAATCAAACGCAACCTTTGAACATATGGAAGCTATTACTGGTTTAACTATGGTTGAAAGTTGGATAGTAGAGGACACAGACAAAGACAAATCAAAACTTTATGAATTAAATGTACCGGTAGGAACTTGGATGGGAACTATTAAAGTTGCAAACGATGTAATCTGGAATGACTTTATTAAAACTGGTAAGGTAAAAGGATTTTCTATTGAGGGATATTTTGCAGATAAAGCAAAGACTCCACTTTCAAAAGTTGACGATACAGAAGTGCAAATACTAGCTGGATTAGAATTATTAGAACTTCAAACACTTTTAAACTATGGCAGATAAAGATTTTAAAACACCGAGTAGAACAAGTCCAAAAAACGACAAGAGAGGTTGTTTATGTCCAGATAATAAATACTCTAGGAAGTGTTGTGATGGCTCTTTACAAGCACAAGGAATAGGAACTATATACAAAAAAGCATAACGAAAATGCAAAAAAAAATATCAGTTCGTTATATGATTAAGAATTAATAAATTATAAATATGAAAAACACAGAAATTTTATCACGCATCAATGCGTTACTTCGCAGAAATGTGAAGTTAGAGCAGCAAACTCTAGATAACGGAACTGTTATTGAAGCAGATAGCTTTGAAGTAGGGCAGCCTATTTTTGCTATTGACGGAGATAATAAAACACCGTTAGAAGTTGGGAGTTATTTACTTGCTGACGGTACAACTTTAGAGGTTTACGAAATTGGAATGATTGGCGAGTTAGCTTTACCTATTGCAGAAGTAGGAGAGACTGAAATGTCAGCAGACCCAGAAGACGAAGCTAAAGAGGAAGCACCATTAGAAGAGGCTGCACCAGAAACAGAAGTAGAACTAGAAGCAGTACCAGCTACACTAGAGGAAATCCTTACTAAAGTAATGGAAGCACTACAACCTAAAATGGACGAGCTACAAGCTAAATTAGACGAAATGGCTATGGCTCATTCAAAGATGAAAGAAACTCTTTCAAGTGTATCTAAAAAAGCAACAGTACACAAACCAGCAGACGCTAAAGTAAATTTAGGGAAAGCAAACACTAAACAAAATATCTCTGCTACAGAAGCGAGAATTATGTCTTTATTATCAAATTAAAAATTAAACTTAAAAATTAAACTTAAAAAATTAAAAAAAGATGCCTAGTCAACCAACAATTACATCAAACTACGCTGGCGAATTTGCCGGTAAATATATCGCTGCTGCGGTATTAAGTGCGAATACAATCGCAAACAATGGAGTAACAGTTATTCCAAACGTAAAATACAAATCAACAGTTAAAAAAGCAGTTATCTCTGGATTAGTAGCGGATGCAACTTGTGATTTTACAGACGCTGGTACAGTAACATTATCAGATAAAGTGCTGACTGTCAGTGAAAAACAGGTAAATTTGAGCTTGTGCAAGACTCCATTTGAACAGGATTGGGAGGCAACTCAGATGGGATTCAGTTCTTTCGATGTTATGCCAGCAACCTTCTCTGACTTCTTTATTGCTAAAGTATTAAAAGATATCGCTATCGATACTGAAACTTTCTTATGGAATGCTACAAACGGATTAGGTAAATTACTTAAAACAGACGGAGCAACTGTAATCGGAACTCCTTTGTCTATTACTTCTGCAAACGTAATTGCTGAAATGGGTAGAGTAGTAGACGGTATTCCTGCTGCACTTTATGGAACTGAAGACTTAAGAATATATGTATCTCAAAACGTAGCTAAAGCATACGTAAGAGCATTAGGAGGTTTCTCTGTAGCTGCTACTTCAAATGCGGGTGTTAACGCTGCCGGTACAACTTGGTACAACGGACAAGAATTAACTTTTGACGGAGTTTCTATATTTGTTGCAAATGGTTTACCAGCTAACACAATGGTAGCTGCACAAATCTCAAACCTATTCGTAGGATTTGGATTGGCTGACGATGCAAATATCGTTAAAACTATTGATATGGCTGACATCGACGGAAGCAAAAACGTAAGATTTATTGCACGTTTCTCAAGAGGTCTACAAGTAGGTATCGGAGCAGATTCAGTTACTTACGGAATAGCATAAATAAATTAAATGCCTCTCTGTAATAGGGGAGGCTATTTATTAACTTTTAAATAAAAAAAATATGAGTACTTGCTTAATGGCATCAGGTAGAAAACTACCTTGCAAAGATGTAGTAGGAGGAATTAAAACATTATACCTAGCGGATTACGGTACACTAGGAACTTTAACTATAACTGCTGGTACATTAACTGCGGTTAGTGGAAGTGGTACAAACTGGTATAAATACGATGTAAAGGGTGGGAATAATTTAGAGCAAACCATTACGTCAAGTGACGAAAATGGAACTACTTTTTATGCTCAAACAATTACTGCGGTATTGACAAAAATGGATGTAGCTACGCAAGTAGAATTACAAAAAGCTATTTCTCAAAGACCACACGCTTTTGTAGAAGATAATAATGGTAATTATTTTGCAGTAGGTTTAACTAGAGGATGTAACATAAATGGTACAGTTTCAACTGGAACTGCGTTAGGAGATATGAATGGATATACTTTGACGCTTACAGCCGAAGAGCCAATCCTTGCACCTTTTGTAACTGGTTCGGTTGTAACTGCTCACACTTCTTCTACACAAATAACACCATAAGAAAAAGCGTATCGATAGGTTTTCTATGGTAACAAAGAGGGGGTGATTAGTTCACTCCTTTTTTATTTGCAAAAAAATAAAAATATACGTTATATAACTATGACAGTAGTAAACCAAGATAACGCTTCTCAAAGATTTATAACTATTCCTAGAAACTACATAGAGGGAGAAAGTTTAACTTTAAAAGTTAGAGATGAGCAAAAAAACACAGTCTTTACTTTTACACCTACTAGCGTATATCCAAATGTTTTTGATTTGGTTTATATAGATTGTAATTTGACTTGTTTATACGAGGGCGGATTCTTTGAATTAAGCGTATTAAATGCTTCAAGTGATATCTTATATAAGGACAAACTATTTTCGACCAATCAGAGTACTGAAAACTACTCTATAAATAATGGTAATTTTATTACTCTTAATACCAATAATAACGATTACATCGTAATTCAATAATATGAGAAAAAAAGCAGAAATAAAACCTAAAAATACTGGTATCGGAGTAGTTAGTTTAGCTACATATACGAGTCCTAGAATTACGGAAGTAAGAAACCAAGAATGGGTATCTTATGGAGATGATAATAATTATTTCGGATATATTCAAGACCGTATAAATGGAAGTCCAACTAATAATGCTATTATAAACGGAATTAGTCAAATGATATTCGGGCAAGGATTAGATGCTAGTGATGCTCAAATTAAACCAGAAGACTTTGCACAAGCGATGTTATTATTTGATAACGATACTACCGAAAGACTTTGCTATGATTTAAAGGCGATGGGCCAGTGTGCTATACAAGTGGTTTATTCTTTAGACAGAACTCGTATTGTTGAGTGTAACCATTGGCCAGTTGAAACTTTGCGTAGTGGAAAATGTAACGAAGAGGGAGAAGTAGAGTTTTATTTTTATGCAGATGACTGGGCAAAGGTAACTAGACAATACCCAGCTACACCACTACCAGCATTTGGTACAAGTAAAGAAAGCGAAGAGATACTTTATATTAAACCGTATAAAACTGGATTCTATTATTATAGTCCACCAGATTGGCAAGGAGGTTTACAATACTGCGAACTCGAGGAGGAGATAAGCAACTACCATTTAAACAATATAATGAATGGCCTTGCTCCTAGTATGTTAATTAACTTTAATAATGGAACTCCGACAGAGGATGAGCAAAGAGATATAGAAAGAGCAATAACACAAAAATTCTCTGGCACTTCAAATGCTGGTAGGTTTATACTTTCGTTTAATGATTCAAATGATTACGGAGCAACTATTACTCCTGTACAGTTAAGCGACGCACACAATCAATACCAGTTTTTAAGTGACGAAAGTATGCGTAAAATAATGGTTTCGCATAGAGTTATAAGTCCTATGTTATTAGGAATTAAAGATAACTCTGGATTTGGTAACAATGCAGACGAATTACAGACTGCAACTATCTTAATGCAAAATACTGTTATAAAACCATTCCAAAATTTACTTATAAAAGAATTCAATAATATACTAGCTTTTAATGGAATTACTTTACAGTTATATTTTAAAACATTACAACCACTTGATGCAAATAATGACTTAACTAATATAGTAGCAATCAATCCTATTGTAGAGAAAATAAGTGCCTTAACAGACACTTTAGCAAACAAGGTAATAGAAAACCTTACTACAGATGAAATACGCTCTTTAATAGGCTTAAATCCATCAATACAACAAGTAGCACCACTAGAAACATTAAGCGATGACCACGAATGTTTTGATATTAACTCTTTTGACGGAGAGGTAGTATCGGATGAGTGGGAATTAGTAGATAAAAGAGAGTTTGACGATAACAATTTAAGTATTGAAGACTGGGCAAAGCAATATATTACACCAAAAAAAGACACAAAACTAGGAGGATTTATAAGTAGCAGTCCAAGTGAACAAAGTTATTTAGACAAAGACATTTATAAAGTACGTTATGAATATGCAGAAAAATACAATAGTAGCAATTCAAGGTCATTCTGTGTTAATATGATGAATAGAACTGCATCTGGAGTAGTATATCGTAAAGAGGATATAGACCAAGCAAGTTTTCAAGGTGTAAATAATGAGTTCGGACACAAAGGCGAGAATTACTCTCTATTTAGATTCAAGGGCGGAGTCAACTGTGGCCATATTTGGAATGAAAATCTTTACAGATTAAAAACCAAAACAGACGGAACACCTTACGCTGACAAATCTTTAGCATCTAGCGAAGAGGTTGCAAGTATAGAGGGATATAATCCAAGTCCAGCGGGTACAATAGATTCAAAAATTGCACCAATAGATATGCCAAACAATGGACACCACCCAAATTACAAAGGATAATATATGGCTACAACTTTATTCATAACACAAACAGACTTAAAAGCAAATACTATCCTTAATGGAAATGTAGATGCTGACTTGTTTATGCAGTTTATTAAAATTGCTCAACAAATGCACGTACAGAATTATTTAGGTACAAAATTATACGATGCTATTACTACTAAAATAAATGCCTCTACATTAAGTGGAGATTATTTAAACTTGGTAAAAGATTACGTACAGCCTATGCTTATTCATTTTGCTATGGTTGACTATTTGCCCTTTGCAAATTACCAAATCCGTAATGGAGGAGTATTTAAACATCGTAGTGAAAATTCAGAAACACCAAGCAAAGAGGAGTTAGATATATTAGTGCAAAAGCATAGGACATTTGCAGACTTTTACGCAACTAGGTTTATAGATTATATGGGTATAAATGCTTCTGCTAAATTTCCAGAGTATTATACTAATAAAGATAGCGATATGTACCCAGACCAAAAAGCTAATCCTTGCAACTGGTTATTATGAAAGAGACAAAAAAAAAGTTTATCGCATATAAGATAAAAAAAGAAAATTTACAGAAAGTAAAGCAATACTTAAGCAAACAAATCAATAAGAAATGAGTTATAATTTTACACATATAAAGGGAGATACTTTTGAGCAAGTACCATTCGCTATACTTTTAAATAACGTAGCAATTAATTTAACTGGAGCAGTAATTAAAATGCAATTAAGAAGTGAATGCGGAGGACTGATAGCATTATCTTTGACTTCGGTGTCAAGTGCTGGAATTACAATTACTAACGCTGCTGGAGGATTATTTAAAATAAACAAACAAATTATAGATATTGCTGCTGGTAATTACTCATACGATTTAGAGATAAAATTTGCAGATAATACTGTTAAGACTTGGTTAAGTGGAGAATTTTTAATCGAATGTGATATAACAAGATAAGATGGCAGATATAGTAGATTTAAATATATATCCAACTATTGAGACAGTAGATGTTACAATTCAAACCATTATAGACAATGTAGCGGTAACAATACAACCTACAAACAACCCAGTAAATTTAACTATTACTCCAAATTTAATTACTATAAATGTTAATCAAGTTACTGGAGGAGGTGCAGTTAGTTCGGTAAATACTTTAGTAGGAGATGTAGTTTTAACACAAGATACTGTTTTAGATGGAAGTACTTTTAAACAATACTCATTAACTGAAAAAAACAAACTTGCTGGTATAGCAGCTGGAGCAGAAGTAAATGTAAATGCAGACTGGAACGCTACAAGTGGTGATGCTCAAATACTAAACAAACCTAGCATACCAGCAGCACAAGTTAATAGCGATTGGAATGCTTCTAGTGGAGTAGCACAAATACTTAATAAACCTACTATTCCAAGTGGTACAGTTACAAGTGTTGGATTAACTATGCCAACTGCTTTTAATGTAGCGAATAGTCCAATTACATCAAGTGGTACATTAGCAGTTACTGGTGCTGGTTTAGTTTCACAATATGTT